TCTGTTCTTCTTTGGAACGATGCCGTATAACCTAATTGGAATACTCTTATATCTTGGTCAGGATCTTCACTTGTTAAATTTACTTTAAATTTAAATCCTCTACCTTTATAAGTTCCATTAGCAAATGTTTGGAACGTTGTATATGTAGGCGATCCAGAGGACGGATCAGCTTGAGTTACAGCAACTAACATTTCTGCATTTACTTCGGTTGCGACTGATCCATCAAAATCTACTCTTGCGTCTATATCTGAAATCGAATCAAATAAATCTGATGGAAAAAATGCTTCTGTTAAAAAATGTCGTTTTAAGTCAAGGCTAAATACACCACCTAAATCCAAGAAAGAGGTTCCTGCTGCACCACCAAACTCGTATGTACCTAATGGAGCTATTCCCCCAATATCATCTAATGAACTAACAGCATCAAGATTAGTAACACTATCAAATTGACCTATACCAATTAAATTTAAAGAATCTGTTGTCGCATCAAAAGCAACATTAGTTTTTATTCCTTGAAACTTAGGAACATCCAGGTCTTCTCTTCTTGTTAAAGCTATTAAAGGTGCAAGATTGTCAGGTAAATCTATGACAACACTTGCTTCTCCTGCACTGAATCTACCTCCATCATCTTGGAATTTTAAAATGTACTCTCCTTCCAATAATGGAACAACAGCTTCTGTTGTATTACCAGCTAATGCTTTTACTAAGTCAGTAGCATTTGAAAAAGTTCCTGTTCCATCAGTTTTTGAAGAGTGCCTTACATAAACACGACCACCATGAGTAACGTCTATATCTGTGGCTAAATTCCAACGTAATCTTACTTGATTAGAATTTACTGGTTCACCTGTTAATCCACTAACATCACTTGGAATAGCACTTTTTCCTACAGCAATATGTGTAAAGGTTGTTGGCTGTGCTGATGATTCAAGATTTGAACCAATACTAACTAATTCAAAATTATAAGTACCTTCTAACGAATCTAATATCTCAAATTCTGGAGTCATTGACTTTATACTTTGAAAATTGCCATTATCAACTTGATATTTTAATTCATATTCAATAGCCCTTGGAACAGGATTAAAATCTACATTTAACCTTGTTCTTGCCCTATTACCTTCTGTAAAAAATTCTTCGGTAACAACAGGAGCAGAAGGAGCAGGAACAGGTTCATTTAATATTGTTATATTTCTAACAGGTAGTGCAGATCCATCTTCTATAAATGCAAACTTTCCTGAGTTATAAGCCGTTCCAACAATCGCATAGTTATCCTTATCTTCAGTTACACTTACGACTCTCCATTGAGTAGTTTGTAGAGTTGTATTTTCAAGAATCCAAATACTATTTTTATTAGGAGCAGAAGTAAAACTGGTTGCAGTTGTTCCATCAGCCCTTGTAACTGAATTAACTGTAATTACTGCTCCGTTTATTGAATCTACAACGGCTTTTTCAACCTTGCCATTAGGTAAGACAACACTAACTGTTGCATTATTTGTGGCATCCAAATCTGTGTCTGCTGTATTATCAACAGTAATTGTTGTGGTTGTTGCAGAACTAATACGACCACCCCTTCTTACTCCTGCTCTTACTGGATCGCTTACCTCTATAACTTGTCCAGGTCTGACAACTACACCTTCTGATATTCCCGTGGCGAAGCTAATAGTTTCAGTAGAATTTTGTTCTTCAAATAAGATAAATCTTCCTAATCTTCTCGCTTGATTTCTGGAGGTGCAACCAAAACCTGTTATTTTTTTATGGATAATTCCATATTTATTTTTAGCAGTAGTATCTTCAACAGTTTCAAAATCTGGCTCTTGATTAGTCATGTCAAAGTAAGACACAGATACAACAGTTGATCTTGTTTTTAAACTCGTACCAGAATATATAAATCCTTCAGAAGTTACGTTTGATAGATTGAATAGATAGCTGGCATCTGTGGGTCTATCTTGAGTAAGTGTTAAAGATCCTGCACCCCAAAATGTCATGGCTCTCATTACAGAGCTTAGAGCCATTACTGTTTTAAAGGCATCTCCTCTTTTATTTAAAACTACGTTACAACTGAATCTGGGTTCTTGACCTCCTTGACCATCATCAACTAATGCAGAAGCATAAACAGAGGCACTATAGAAAGAATATTTATCTAATTGAGCTTCGGTAATATGATCCCCCAATCCATATCTACTGTTTGTTATGAGATCAAATAAAATCCATGCAGGATCAGAGCACCAATGTGTAGTTGTAGTTAGCGTTCCATTAAAAGTTCCGCTATAAGTTAATCTTCCGTTAGTTTGATCTACAGTCGCATTATGTGGAATTTTAACTTTTATCCCACGAATCCTATATGAACGTCTTGGAATACTAGGAAACTGCTCTGCATCAAAACGAAAATAAGTATGAGCTACGTTTGGGTATGGTCTTTGTTCATCTATTATTTTTGTAAAAGATGACCACGAAAATGTATCAGTTACTTTTTCGTCTGTACTATCAGCAGAATCTCTACCAACTGTTACTTGTATAGGAAAAACTGTATCTTCTCTTAAGGTAATTCTAAAATCTCTAGCATACGCACTTCTTGACTTACCACTAACACTAAAAGCTGAAGTTGGGACTGTAAGTAGATTTAAAAATCCACCAGGGCCAGTACCTGTAATTTTATCTTTGTCAAAACGAGTTGTTCTCCCGTTATTTTCAGTAATTAATATAAATACATCAACGACAGTTCCTAAATTTTTACCATCTTTTTCATTAATATTGATAAGGGCATCAAAACGTATTGTGACTCTAACTGCATCAATATTAGATTCAGTTATTGTTCTGGTAACGGATGCTGCATTAGTTACTGGAGCGTTTACACTTACTTCTGTTTCTATATCACTAATAGCTGGTATAAAAGTTTGATTTGCCGTTCCAAAACGAGTTTTAAATACAGTTTGCTGAAAGTTAAAATCGGCATCAGTTATATTATTTGAGTCTGCTGTTGGTTTTACAACAGATGTTTTATCTAAAAATACATCCTTTAAAGATGCTTTATTATAAGCATCAGTTCCTTGGGTAAGTCCTGCTGCTGAAGGGAAACCTTCAATCTCGCCTTCACTTAAAACTTCTATAATATTTACTGCTTGTCTACTTTGTACTGAACCACGGATAATAGTAGCAGTACCTCCACCACCTCCAAACCATTTAAAAGGGTTTAGTTGAATTTCTTTTGGCCCTGTTCCGAAGTCAACTCCAGGTATTTTAAACATTAGGTATCTCCCGAAAAATCTTCTGTGTCAATTCCTGCTGATACAATTATAGACCCAGTAAAAACTTCGCCATAAACTATTGGAATCGCAACACCAGCATTTATGGTATTTAAAATTCCATTAAAATTAAAACTATTTGGATCGTCATTAGCAGTGTTATTCTGCACAGGACTTATCATCTGTGCTACACCCGATAGGGCTAGATATATACCTAAATTTCCTGCTGCTGCTGCTAATGCACCTCCACCAGTAGTACCAAACATAAAAGCACTTGTACCTTGTCCTAAACCTAATCCTGCTGCTGGTGCAGCAATAGCAACACCTATAAGAACCGCTCCTAATAAAAACCTACCTACACCCCTAGCTCCTGTTGCTACTGGTACTATTTTTATCTCTTGACTACCGACAGGAGTATTTAATTCTTTGTCATTTATTTCATATTCTCCAACTTTTACACAATAGTTTTGATCTATCATATGTGATTGTAGATCAGGAAAATTAGCTGTTAAGAATCTAATGGCATCTACTGGTGATCGTACTTCAGCTTCAAAAGTCCGTTCTTCTAAAAAACGAGCCAATCTGCCGTAAACTTTAATTTTACTAAGCATAGCGATACCTCTTCTTTGTACATTCTATCCATTTTTGGTCATAGATTTCTCTGGAACTAAGTCTTTTCACACAATGCTGAAGGATAGTTTGATCCCCTACATATAAGGCTACATGATCTAATTTACCTGTGTTAGTTGTATCCATAAGAAGAACGTCCCCAATCTCTGTCTCAACATCCTTATCTATTTCTGTAAAACCTACTTTAGGCAGACCATACTCAAACAAGGGAGATTCAGCAAATTCTCGTGGACTTTTAGGTCTTTGCCAATGTTTTATAACTATGTTTCTTCTTTGTTTATACCAATCAGTAATTAAACTCCAGCA